TCACAAATGTATTACCACCTACACATAGCACTGTACATATACCGTATTGTGCTAATGTACGATTACCTGTACTTGAAGTACCTGCCCATCTTAAGGTAACAGATGTGCCTTGAGTAATAGTTTGATTGCTACCACTATTATTATATATAGTGATTACATTACCATCAGAGAATATACTTGCTGGTATAGTAACACCACCTGTAGTAATATTAATATATTTACCGTTATCGGTAAGCTGTAGCGTGTAGCTTGTTGATTGACTGTTAGAAGGTATTGAGTTTGTACCGCTATAACCTGAAATACCAGAGCCGCTATAACCGCTTATACCACTCCACCCACTAATACCGCTATAACCACTAATACCAGAATAACCAGAGTAACCGCTGATACCAGACCAACCAGAGATACCTGAGTAACCACTGATGCCGGAGTAACCGCTATAACCCGAAATACCGGAATAACCGCTTATACCACTATAACCTGAAATGCCGGAATAACCACTATAACCAGAGATACCTGAGTAACCACTTATACCAGAAAAACCAGATATACCGCTATAACCACTGTTACCAGAGTAACCTGAATAACCAGAAATGCCTGAATAGCCACTGATGCCGCTAAAGCCGCTGTTACCACTGAAGCCAGAATAGCCTGATATACCTGAAACACCTTGTCCTATAGGTGTACGTAATACCGTAAATACTGAACTACCATTATATTGATAAGCAGCTGTAACAGGAGAAACACTTGAAGTATATGCTGAAACTTGTAATAAAATACGATCTGTAGCAGATAGAGTTGTAATGTTACTTGTAACTGTAGCTAATTTTTGATAAGTTGAAGTTGTATCTGAAACCGTACCAGAATCAGCACTTAATATAAACGTTCCAGTGCTACTGGTGGTCATTGAATACGTATATACACTGAATACAAAATTAGCTGTACCACCTGTTACGTAACGATAAAATTCGACATCCCAAAGACCTGGGGGTATTTCTGTTAAACCAGGCTCTCCAATTGGTGTTAAATACCAGCCGAAAGCTGTTAACCCCGTACTTGAAGTAATTGCTATATAATCGTCGTTAACTGTTGTTCCACCGCCACCTGGCTGTAAAGCCATTACTTCATATGTGGAAGAGTTTTGATCGCTTGCTACTTCTTCTAAAAAGTATGTACGTCCGTATATTGAACCACCTGTTGTACCAGACCAACCTGAAATACCAGAATAGCCTGATATACCACTATAACCTGAATACCCTGAAATACCTGAAGCTGCATAAGCACCTGGTATACCACTAAAGCCTGATATACCTGAGTAACCAGATGTACCAGAATAACCAGAATAACCGCTTATACCACTATAACCTGAAATACCGCTATAACCACTAATACCAGAATAACCAGAATGGCTACTATAGCCTGAATAACCTGAAATACCAGAGTACCCTGAAATACCAGAATAACCACTATAACCTGATGTACCGGAATAACCAGAAATACCGGAATAACCTGAAATACCAGAGTAGCCGCTTGTTCCACTAAAACCACTATAACCAGAAATACCAGAATAACCACTTATACCGGAGTAACCGGAAGTACTGTTACCGGAGTAACCGGAAGTACCTGAGTAACCGGAATAACCAGAGGTACCGGTACCACTAAAACCAGAGTAACCAGATACTCCGGAACCTGAATAACCAGACTTACCAGAGATACCCGAGTAACCAGAGATACCAGAAAAACCACTATAACCTGAACTTGCAGCCGCACCAGGTATACCACTATATCCCGAAGGACCGGTTGGACCAGAATAACCAGATTTACCAGAAGTACCAGACCAACCAGATATACCACTATAACCACTATACCCACCTATACCTGCTGTACCAGAAAAACCAGAATAACCAGATGTATTGCCACTATAACCGCTCACGCCTGAATAACCGCTTGTGGTAGCGGTGTACAGCATGTTTGAATTAATTTTTATTAAAGAAGACATAGTTTAGTAGCGTTTTACAATTAAAATAGTATTACCAATTGGCGGTATGTCATTAAACGTTAATGTTTGGTTCTGTACACTAACAGTATAGCTACTATCAGGTGTTTGTGTTACACCATCAATGGTCACCTGATAGTCGCTTGCACGGGAAGAGGTAATATTAGATAACGTGTATGTGGTTGTTGCACCATCTGATATAAATGTCCAATAAGTTGGTAAAGTGGTTGTCATTGAAAGAGAGTTTGTTGTAGCTACTGCTGCTACAACCTGAGATATTAAGTACTCTTCTGGAATATTATATTCACCAGCATTATAAAATGCAGCTGAAGTCTCAGATGTAGTTGTAGTAGTATATGTATTTATCGAGACAGATGGGTCTCTATCAAAGTAATTGTTTGTATCGTAAAGCTCTTCTATCTCTATACTAAATTGAGATGATACAGTATTTAAATAAGGTAAAGAAGTTAAAATATCCGGGTTTGTTATAGTAAAACCGTTTAATATAATACCATCTGGGGTAACCTTACGAGTGAAAGCAGTTAAGAGGTAATTGTAGAAAAGTCTTTCTAAAGAAGTGCTTGTGCCTGTGAGATTATTTTTAAGTTTAGTATAAGATATATGATTACGTTTATTGACTAAATAAACAGATATGTCTTTTAATCTACGAGCATAAGCAGTAATAGTAGCCTGTAAGCTTATGTTATCATTAATGTTTACCTCACTAAAAAATGTTTGTTCTTCAGGTGTACGAGCAACTATACCTAAAGTTTGTAAAAATGTTTGATAATAATTTTTTACATAATTAACTGAAACCGCATTTGATAAACCCTTGTTTACGTACCAGCTGGTTACATAAGCATTGTATTGAGCGGTTAGATCCGAAGATGTTATGTTGTTATTACGTATTCTCCAGTCTTGAAACGAATAAGGCTGGGTTGAATCACCACCACCAGATACACTGGAGGCACTTGCTAATGTACTAATTGTATTAAAAACTGGCATATTATTGTTTAATTAACCCCAATCCTTGATGCATATAATAGTTATAAATTGACTCTAAGATACCACCATCTTTTACCCAGTCTGCATGATTTGCTCCAGATAATTCAGATAACGTGGTATACGGGTCATCCCAACTAACTAAACCTTCAACTTGTTGACCGTCTACTTGTCCGTTATATACAAAGAATCTATAATTTTGAGATACTGGTGTCTGTAAACCCCAACCGAAGAACGCACTTAAAGGATAAGCTGTTAAAGGATAAGATGAAACAGGATATGCTTTAGTAGGTAAAAGATTACCCAAGCCACGTGCTGTAACACTACTGTAGCTCGTAATCTTAGGTACCTCTATTAGCTCAAAGTTTTGGGAATTAAACAAATCATTAGCTACTATTTTCTGCCCAGCTGAAACAATAGTAGTGTTAATAATATACTCTGATAGTATACCGCCTAAATTAGGTAATCCAGCGCTTAACGAAAAATTACGTGCATATTGGGATCTTGCACCCCACACGACACTTTGTTGGGTGGTGTACATATCTACTACTCTACGCAATGTAGGCGGAATATCGTAATTGTAGTTATCAAGTGTTAAGCCTAACGATTCAGCCTGAGAATAAAAACTATTAACATTAGCAGTGTTTAAATCAGCTATATTTTTTACATAATTAGCGATTCTTTCATACACTACACCACCGTACGTATCATCATTCGTAGCACTGGTACCGGCAACTGCAGCTAAGTAGTTATCAAACAGTACTGTATTTTGATTAATTGTCGGTTGTAAAGCATAGGATTTTAATTGTGCACTAAAATCAAAATTGCCATTAATCTTACGAGCAAAATATGTATTATCGAAGTCTACTACGTAGAACACCGGGCTTACACCTGCTATACCATAACCACCTACCGAATTAGGTTGATTGGTAATATAGCTAAGTGTAGCAGCTGATACACAAGGTATAAGTGTTGGGTTATAGCCTGCAGACACACTCGGTGTAAGATCTGTAGTATATGCAAAGCCACTATAACTCGGGGTAGTTAAATTGTATATGTTTAATGTAGCAGCCCCTACTGTATAAGGTGTAAAAGTACCAAGATAATAACCACCTGCATCTCTACCATTAAGATCAAATCTTGTTATCGTGTATTGTAAAGAGTTACCTGTTAAACCTGTTGTACTTAAATTAAATGATGCACTACTTGCAGAAGTATAATTGGTAGAAGATAATGAAACCTGGAACGAATTACCCACATTAGTAGTACCTGCATTAAGTGGGTAGTTAAACAGAGAAACATTTGATAAAAATGCTGCGGTACCAACAGCAGACGGACTCTTTATCATTGTTACAAATTGACTTTCAACACCTGGCCAATATGTAGTGTTTAATGGTATAGTACCGTTTAATGTTACATCTACGTGATCAGGTAAGAAGCGCTGTACATAATAATATGATGATAACGCAACTAAAGAATTTGAATACGAAGGTACATCAATGTAATCTGGTCCAGGTAAATTAGGTACGTATGTAGTATCTAATGTAACCCATATAGTAGTTGGGTTAACAGACTGATAAGGTACAATTACACCACTAACGGGTGTGGATGAAACCTTTACAGAAGGTATATCGTCTATATAGTAAAAACTACCAGAACCTGAAAGACCTACTAATGTACCGTTAGGATTATAATTACCATTAGCATCAATTATAATAGGTGTACTACTAATTGGTTGGTAATTGGTAATAATGGTACCTTCATCTAAAGGATTAGCAGAAACTGTAGTAAACCGCCAAACCGGACGCAAATCTGATGTCTGCGTTTGTTCAATTTCCGTATAAGGTTGCGATAAAGAGCCTTGAGAATATAAACGAAAGTTTAATGCGCTGTTATTGAGTATACTTGTATAGTAATTGAATGTAAGTGGTACAGGACCTGAAGTGGAGGTACCAGACTTACATCCTTGATAACCAAAGAAGCAAGCACCAGCAGACAACTGCCCTACCATAATGCTGTTCCAATTAGTATAATCCCAGGCTAACGTATCTTTAACGAAACTAACCGCTGTAACTAATACAGAAAATGTTGATGGTGGTATGTTAGTAGCATTATTGAATAGTGCTACTTTTACTTCATAAATGCCTGGCCAATTATAAATGTGAGTAGGAGAATAATCTGTACTATATGTACCATCACCAAACCACCACATTAAACTATAGGTTGATGTTACTGCTGCAGGCGTGATACCAGCAGAAGCAGGAAACGTGAGTGAATAACTGAAAGGAGTAGCTAAAGTAAAGCCACTAAGTGAACTGTTTGATCCACTAACCGTAATACCTTGAAGAACACTTAGCGGGGTAGCCATATTAGAAGTTTACTATTGATGCGTTTTGAGATACTTCTTGTTGTACTACAACACGGGAGAGTAGCTCAGTAATATCATTTAAATATACTGTTTGGAATGGCTGTACAGTGAATGTTTTTGAGGTTGCTGTAATATCGTTGTTTGGATAAGATGGGTTATATACAATTAATGACACACCATTAACTGTTTCTGTACCGTTTATTGTTTGTACTGATTGTACATCAGTTAAAGCTAATATACTACCGGTAATATCTGAAACATTAATTGTACATCCTAAAGTTAAACTGGAAGGATTGAAATAAGATTCAAATATAGATTGTATATTGCTTTGTATTACGCTTACAGGTGTTTTAGCACCACGGTTCAACGTAACCACTAATTGAGAGTTGGCTATGTCGCTTGCTGTTACAGTAGTACTGACACCTGTACCTATTGTTACTGCCAAGTACACTGGGTCCATTACAATAACTTCAGATGTTAAACTCTTTTTATCAGTAATAGTAGAAATGATTAATTGTTTTTGAGCTGGTGTAAGATAGTTTATATAATTGTTAGTTAAAAGCTTTGTAGCTTTAGGTAAAACATATACATATACATTATTAAAGTTACAAGCATCAGCAAAAGCCATTTGATTGTAAAGCACTCTATAATCAACTCCTGGGTTAGTTAGACCAATATTATAAAGATACTGTAAATGTCCATTTACATAGTCATTGTTGCTTAATACTGCTACATCGTTTATAATGTTTGCAAAATTAGCTTTAATATATGACTCATAGTCTGCAGAAGTTACTACTCTGTACTGAGACTTGTATGAAGCTGGAGCATTAGAGCGAATACTATCTACTGATTCAATATCTGTAAATGTAGTAGAAATGTTAGTATTAGAGAATTGTAGATTTAGAATGCTTACATCATCTAATAGATTTAAATCACTACTTGTGACTTGAGGCTGTATTTGTGCAAATTGGCCGGTAGTGTATAATGCAGCGCTTTGACCATTAATAGCACCAACACCCACCTCTCCTGTTGTACCTGCTGATTGTAAATAGTATATTGCTACAACATCACCAACATCTAATTGAGCACCGTTAATGTTATCACCGAATTTAAGTTCGTAATTCTTATTACTGTTTAAACGTATTTCGTATGTGGTGTCAGTGGCGTTTTGTAGATAAAGAGATTCAGTCTTTGTCCATTTTGTCCATTCTCCAGTAGAATTGGTTTTCTTTACATATACATCAATATTAAAATGATCTATAATAACATTGGTACCTGGAATTAAATAAACAATTTCATTAGCTTCACCGCGTGCCGTGTAAAGCGGGTACTCTATATAGCTACCCTGATACAACAAGTACTGATTACCTACAGTTGTTAGTTCTTCTGTAACACCAGAAAGCACTCTTGTAAAAGTAATGTCTTCATTGAATGAATACGTTGCATTACCTGCACGGAGTAAAGTATAGCGAGGTATTGTATAGTAGCCTGGAGCTAAATTTGGTCCTGCTGAAACTGAAAATGATAAAGTAGAAGTTTGTGCACCGATTGGAGCGTAGTTTAGAATCTTAACTATACGATTCATGTTTTCGTAAAGCTGAGCTTCACTAAACAAGGATTCGGTTGCTGTTTGATTCTGATAGTATAAAAGAACGTGGAAAGCGTATGCTATAATGTTATTAATAGCCGTAATATTAGAACCTTCGTAGTTCTGGTCTGTAATAATGCCGCTGTTGTTTAAACGACTTGTAATAAAGCTTCTTAATGAAAGAGCATCAAATGCTACGTATTCATTATTTGCTATATTAAGATCTTTATTGTCTGAAGCTGTATTCATCGTTATGTTAGAAGTGTAAACCCGCTTTTGTCTAAAACACCCGGTAAGATGATTTGTTGATTAAGAGCTGGTATCAAAATACTTAATACAATAGTAAAGGTTTGCTCGTCTTTATTGACAGTTATGTTAACATTCTGGACTTGTACTCGTGGTTCAAAATTACTAACGTTATCCATTATATGATTACCTATTAGGTGAGCGGTAGCATTAGTAGCTGGTTCAAACACAAATTGCACCAAATTTAATCCATATTCGGGATTTAATAAGTTTTGACCAGGAATTGTATTAAATAGGTTAGTAAGAGAGTTAGATATTGCATCACCGTCATAATCAACCTGTACATCTCTTACTATAGGGTCGGCAAAATCCAAGTGTACATCCACATAGTTATGCTTTTTAGTAGATACTACCTTCTGTAGACCGTTAAAACTAATAGATGGCATGTAAATTACTTAGGAACAAAGTATAAAAACATAAGTAATAATATACATTTTATGAAGAACAGTAAGTTTATCCCTCTATATGAAACTATAACGGCTCGCTATAAAGAAGGCGCTGGGTTCTTGGAGGGTGATATTATTAAGCTTAAATCCAATTATAAGAGCTTAGACGCTTTTAAAGAACTAAACGAGACAGTAAAAGCACGTATTGAAGATGCAGAAAAAACAGGTTACAATTTGCGTGTGGCTCGTTTACACACACCTAATAACCAATACGGCTCATATGGTTATATTCGCTTACCTGCTACACATGCAGATATTTATCAAGAAAAAGCTCCAGGCTATTTCAGTAACATTACTACTGTTCCATTATCTATTATTGAAGCAATTGACACAGGTGTAAATCTTGCTCCTATTTCGCAAAATAATAGACGCGACAATGGAGAGAATCAAAAACCACAAAAGTGGAAATCCAATAAAGACACTCCAGAAACAAAAGAACAAAATCATTTAGGTCATGATGAAAATTGGGTTAAGAATGGTAATTACGAGTTAGCAGAAAAGAATAAAAAACCAGGCGTCGGTGCAAACGACTATGATGATACAAAGCCTTCTACTGGTTATAAGCCACTTCCAAAGAATAAACTAAAGCCAAAAACATTAAAAGAATCAGAACAAGCTTTAGATAGCCTCTATATACACATTTTACGTGAAGATGGTAATGAAAGTCAACGCGTTGAAGAAGACATCGGTATGATGGGTTCAGAGTCAGAAACAGCTTACAATGAAGAGATTTGCCCAAAGTGTGGT